TTATTGTGAATAATAATTATTCTGTTTTAAAGACTGATAATGAAAAGTTGTTAAAGACATTAAAACAGAAATACAGTGCAAAAGTTCCCGGGTATAATTACTCAGCCGCCTACAGAAAGCGCGGATGGGACGGGTCTAAATACTTTATATCCTCTAAAACAGGGAAATTTGGTACCGGGCTACTGAACCATATAAAGGAAGACCTCACATATCTAGGTATAGATTACCAAATCAAAGATTTACGAAAATCCTTACACACTGACGATATCTCCTTACCCGGGGTAAAGTTACGAGATTATCAAAAAGACTTCGTAAAAAAGGCCCTGGAACAAAAGGGGTCCATAATTAAATCACCTACCGGTTCTGGAAAAACATTGATGTTAGGGGGAATCCTTAAAGCTCTAGAAGGTAGGACCGGATTAGTCTTTTTTACGAAGAAGCAGCTCCTCCATCAAACGTATTTAAAACTTCGCTCATGGGGGTTTGATGCGGGAATTGCTTTTGGGGATGGCGTAGACATAAAACCACTTACGCTTTGTACAGTTCAATCTATAGATAAAGTAATTGACACGCATTTAGAGCAGTCAGAATTCATCGTGTTTGATGAAGTACATGAGTTTGCCAAAGGAAAAGTAGCTACAAAGGTCATAAAGTCTTTCCCTAACGCAGTTTACAGAATAGGTATGACAGCAACAGTCCCCAAAGAAGCGCTCAGCAAGCTTAATTTAATATCTTCCCTGGGTACCGTTATAGAACAAGCTAGCGCTAGGTCCTTAATAGACGAAGGATTTCTCACTGAGCCATTGATACAAATAATAGAGGTCGAAGATACTGGCACCGTCGAAGACACTGAGCTTACCTACAGAGAAATTTACGAAAAGTTTGTAACAGAAAACGAGGACAGAAATGATATGATTGTATCTTTAGTAAAAAAGATTCAGAAGACCCCTTCCCGAACTCTTATTATTGTAAAGGACCTCAAACATGCAGAAATATTACACAACAAGATACCAAACTCCTTTAAATTGGAAGGTAAGGATGCCCTCTCTATCAGAGAGAAAACTATCCATGAGTTTAAGAGGGATACGCACTCAGTTCTAATTGGGACTACCATTATGCAAACTGGTATAGATATCCCGGAGATAACTCACTTGATTAACGCCCGTGGTTTAAAATCTGAAATTGCAACGTTGCAAGCTATGGGCCGAGCTCTAAGAAAACACAAATCAAAAAACAAGGTATTTATATATGATTTCTTTGATAGAGCTCCTTATTTAGAAAAGCACGCCAAAGAAAGAATAAAATCCTACAAATCGTTAGGGTTACAAATAACCGATGAAAAATAAAGAAACTGAAACCAGTAAAATTAACAAGTTCACCCCAGAACATGTAGACAGACTGACTCACCTCGTAAGAAGTTTAGAAGAAGTTAAGAAAAGCCAGAAAGTAAATCTAGAAACAGTAAAACAGCTCGATAATTTAATATCTGAACTCCTTATTATTCGCTCAAATTTCGTAGAGAATTTAATAAGCTGGACGAAGCAAAACTACCTTATTGAGTAGGTTCGTCCCCAACCTCTTCTTCCTCTTCTTTCTTCTTTAAGTCTTCTTCCCCTTCTTCGTCTTCCTCGGCTTCTTCCTCAGCTTCAAGGTCCTCGTCCTCATCAAAGCTCATATCGATATCCTTAGTAAGAGAATCAATTTGCTTTACTAAGTCTCGGAAATCGGCTTTACGGGCGTCTGCATCCGCAGCCTCAACACCGGGGTCCTCTTCAGTCTCGTCCTCTTCTTCTTCCTTTTCTACTTCTTCGCCTTCGATGTACTCTTCATCTTCGTCTTCTTCCTCATGGGCTTCTTTACGTAGTTTTTTTGAGTTCTTATTCTTAGGGTCATCATCTTCGTCGTCGTCGTCTTTGTAGTCTTTCTTGCCCTTCTTAGTCTTGGACTTATCTCCTTTATTCCCACCATACTTTTTGCGTGTTCCTATTCCCGGGTCGTTAGAGAGTTCATCGTCATCTCCATAATATTGAGCGTCGTTTAACGCTTCTTGTAGATATTCCGCTAAAGTTTTCATTTGAAAGTCTTCGTTAATATCCACTATATCAAATTCAGCTTCTTTCATAACATCGGATAGAGTATTAGCAATATCGATTACCTGTACCCCCCCTTTGCGCGCTATACATTCAGAGAACTCTTTAAGGACGTCACTAAGAATCCCCTCCCCAGCCTCTTCTGACAAAATACTGAATACCTGTCCGTGAACATCCGCTAATCCTTTAAAGGAGGGTACGAACTTCAAACTTTGAATGTTAACACCATATTTTTCGTTCAGTGTGTCTATAACGAGCCTCTTCAGAGGCTTCTTGTATTCGTACAATTTGGAAACAAACTCGCGAATATCTTTTTGGGAGATAGCTCCGGGATTGGTGACCTGGAACACGGACTCCATAACAGTGGATAGAGTAACCTTATTGGACAGAGCCATATACGGAATCTCTGTAATCGCCTCCTTAAGAGACTCTTTGATTGCACTATCTGTGGAGTAAATGTGTGATGCCAAATTACCTATGCTATCATTCTTCGCCCACATGCGAGAGAAGGATTCTCTGGCTTCCATAAGCTCCTTTCTAATAAGTTCTTTTTCGCAAACCATTTCGTAAAGAGTTTTCTTTGAGTTTTTAGGAACTATCACAAACTCTTCTTCCAGGTTTTCCAGAGTCAATTTAGGCAAGTCGTAAGTTTCCCCTACGACCTTACACAAACGTAATCCTTCTACAAGCTTTTTGTTGCCTTGGAGAGCCTCTTTGTTCTCTTCCAAGAATTTGGTAAACATGGGGAGAGATTCTTCAAACTTTCTGTAAGCTTTTGTTTCCGTAATATTATAGGAATCGTTGAACCTCTCTAGTCTTTTGTGCAATTTCTTACGAGATTCGTCAATCTTGGCCCTCATCACAAAAGATTTCAAAATACCATCAAAAGAAAACTCAGCTGAGTCATACCTGTCCTTATGAATAGATTCTAGAAATTGTTGTACAGAAGAGGACACCTTAGAATCGATGGCCTCATCAGAAGTGATGCTATCAATATCCTCAACTTCAAAACTCTCCAAGGTTAATTTACCCTTGGTTTCTTTGTACGTACAGGAAATAAGATTATTTTTTTCAGAGATATACGTAACTTTGGACGTGGAATCATCAATGTCGTAAATAGTAAGATTTTCTCTTAAACGACGTCCAAGATAATCACCGGCTTCACAAAGTCGTGCAAAGCTTTTGTTCCTGTTAGTAAAAAGTTTGTCTATGTCCATTGTATTAATCTGAGTCTATTATATATAGCTTACTTTGTAAAGGGAGTTAAAATATTCTTCTGGGTTTGATGTTAGTTCGTGCGTGTAGGGAGGTCCTACAAGCCCAAGTTCTGGTCGCTCCAATGAATTCGGGGCATCTAACTTTGAGGGGATTGGGTCGGTATTTAGAACAACATCTCTACAATCTTTTTTACGAATGCAGGTAATCTCAAAAACATCCGGCACCGAAAAATATTGACCGGTACTTTTTCGTGCTGTATGGACACCACAATTGTTGTTTGGGTGCATATGCACCAGGTAGTGTGTGTGCATCAATTTACGCAAAATATTAATATGCTTATCGCAATGAAGACCCATCTCGCTGCTACGCGGGGGTCCCTTCATATCTAAATCTAGCTCTTCATACCAACCCCACGGAGCCCAGTGCACCTCCAGCACCATTTGTTTAATCTGATTTAGCTGTATCTCAGTGAGGGAAGCTAACCACTGAAATTCAGAACCCTCTATATCCATTTTTAGAAAGATATTGGAGTAACCCTTCATCTCGCCGTGCAGCAGTGTGCTTTCGGCCTGCGAAAAAGCTGGCTCATCCCGCATTTCCTCGTCAGGGTTAGTAATCAACTCTCCTATATTCTTTTTATGATGAGTAACCCGGGGATGGGGATTGGGTATTCCGTCTACCTGCCCATCAAACGTCTGACACGGGAGATTAGGGTGTTTCGCAAGAAACTCATGTTCAAAAGAATCATCATCGCATATACCTGCGCTTATAAACATGTCATAATGACCACCATCTATAATCACGTAACCTCCATCTCCTAAACTTCCCACCCTTACTTTGTTAGTGCTCGGTATTTCGTATACAGTTAGCATTTCCTCCATAAGATATTCCGCATCCGTACCAAAAGCAAGAACAGGGCCCTCTATCGGGCCCCCTATTTGCTGGCCCACGACAAATTCTGGGCGCATGTTTTTCCTCTCCGCGGTGGTATTTTTATTAATGGTTACTTCCCCTCTCCTTCTGGTTGCGGCGCGCCCCCTAATCCTCCGGGTCCTCCTCCTTGGGGCGGTCCTCCTCCAGGCGGCGGGGCACCAGGAGCGCCCGGCATTCCCCCACCCATCGCCGCTTGCGCTTCTGCTTCATCTGCTGCTTCTTCTTTTTTCTTTTTGGTAACAAGCTCAATCTCCAAGTCGTTCATATTATAGTAATTCTTAAAAATATATTCCTTAGAAAAAAGGTCCAAACCTTTTACAGCCATTACCACTCGGGCTTGTATCTCCGCCAATTCTAGTTTCCGTT